TCACACGATTTAGGGTTGCAACGTTACCGGCGGATGTAGCACCAGCGGTAGCACTCTCTGCAAGATACTTGCGGGTATTCTCCAGAGTAGTTGCCATAACTGTACGCTTGTTACCTTGTAGACCTTCTAATAGGGCCTCTTTGGTTTCCGACCAGCGTGACTCGAGTAGTTGTGACATTATAGTTCTCCTTAAACTTTAAGTCCCGCAAGCCTGCGGATGTCAAATATTTCAGCGGTTTTTTCTTCTCCGCCGATTTGTTGTGCCTGTTTATCGCCTGTGATTTCTTTCGCCTCTGTCAATGCTTTCTTTGCAGGTGCTCCGCCGTTCATCACTGATGGCAAGTACTTGTCAAATGCACTATGTAATTTGTCTGTCTGAACAGATTCTAACAGTTCTTTCATGACTTCTTTTTTGTCGCCACTCAACGGACCAAGTAATTCACCCATAACTTCTTTACGACGGTTGTTTTCTTGGATCTGTTGTAGCTGTCTTTCTTTCTGTTCGACTACTACTTCTTTTTCAGCAACGATTTTAGCTGCCTCTTCTAGCTCAGCTTCTTTTTGTCTTACGACTTTTAGAAGTTTAGCTGTCTCTGATTTCTCATTGAGGTGGCTAGTTGCGTATTCGCTGGCAAAACTTTCAAAAATTCTGCGACCAAAGTCATTTTTGCGAGCAGCTTCGATGTCTTCTTTCAGCTGAGTCATCTCGGAAGTCAGTCCTTTTGCGACTGTTTCTTGTACGATCTTAGCAGAACGAGCGATAAATTCTTTCTTGACAGCTTCAAACTTAGCTTTGCTTTCGCGAACCAAACGTACTTTGGTTTCAGCTAGGTCTTTTTTGTCAGCGTGGAATTCTGCGATTTCTTTCGCTAATGCATCCACGATGAAAGATTCTAATTTAGCTACATTGCCTGCTACTGCTTGACGATCTTCATGAAGTTCAGAAATTTCTCTCTTAAGATTTTGCAGCACGAATGATTCCATTGTTTTGGAATCTTGCTTCATTTTCTTAGCATACTTAGCACGGGCTTCGATTAATCCTTGGCGATCTTCAGCCAGCTCTCCTAGCTCTGCCTGTAGGCGATCAGCTAGCATTGCTTCAACGGCTTCAACCATCGCAGACTTATCATGCTCGTACTTTTCTGCAAACTCTTCACGTAATGCAGTAGTGACTTGTTCACGGTTTTCTTGAATTCTTGTTTCCCAAGCGGATTCAATTTCCGATTTTGTTTCTTCGGAAATCACATTGTTCTCAAACAGTTGTTTTACGATGTCTAGCATGTGATTCTCCTACGTTATTTGAGACCTGAAATTATTCGTTTCAGACTCTCAGCTAGGTACTTCTGTGCCTGTGGATCGCCTTTGATTTCTTGTGCTATTCTATATGCCTGATAGCCACCTGTGTTGTTCATCAAGTGTTCATATACTGGAGTTGGGTAAGCTCCCGGGGCGGAAGGTTGTGCTACTACATCAACTGTGATAATCTCAAAACCTTGCACATTACCACTTCCGTCAACTTCGCCGGAACCTCTGCTTGATACACCCAACTTGACTCCCGAATCTAACATAGTATGCACTAGTTGACCCATTGGTGTGGGGAGTATTTTTAGTTTTCCGTAGCCGTTAGGACCATCCATCCACATCTTGGTAATCATATGACTAACACGATCTAGATTGATTTTCAAATCCTCAGGGTGATCGACTTCACCTAGCACGGAGTATCCGCCAGAGATCTGTTCGTTGAGCGTCTTGACAGCCCTATCAATTTCACGAGAAGAATAAACACGCTGATTTGCATTGCGGATATCACCTTGGATGCAAATGCCATTTAGATACAGCGACTTTTTACCGTCGCTGCCCTCGTCTCGCTCTAGAACAATCTTAGCCTGGTCAAAACTCAAATGTTCGCTAAGTGTAGTTTTCACCGTCACGTCCTATTATCTACGACCACGGAAAAGGCTGCCGGCACCTTTGTCAGCTGTTTCTGCTGAACCTTTCTTCTCTGCACCATGGCCTGGCTCTTTAGTACTGAACGCACCGCCTGCTTTGCCACCTGGAACATTGATGTTACCGGTCTTCATATCTTGTGGTTTGTTGTTGGCTAAACCACCTGCTGTACCTTTGCTACCGCTGTCTTCTTTAGAAGAAAGGATATTAGCAGTTGTGCCACCCATGTCATTCTTCATGTTATCGATAGCAGATTTTTTGTTGTCAGCTTGCTCTGCGGCACCTTTCTTTTCTGCGCCGTGTCCTGCTGGAACCTTTTCTACATATTCACGGACTGTTTCTAGATCGAAATCGTCTTTCATTTCGTCGTCCATGTCGTCCATGTCGCCTTCGTCGCCGCCTTGCATAGCGTCAAATTTGGCCTGTAGCTCGTCAACGATAGCGTCTAGATCTTGGAAAAGCTCTTCTGGCTCTTTGTCTTCCATATCGTCGCCTTCGTCGTCCATGTCAGCATCTAGCTCGCCTTCTAGGTCGTCTGTAGGGTCTCCGCCCATGTCGTCCATTTCGTCGTCGGCTTCGATGGCAATATCTTCGAATTCTTCGTCGACTTTCTCATCGTCTTCGTCTTCTTCTTTTTCAGAAGCTTCGTCTACTTCCTCTTCATCATCCTCATCATCTTCCATCTCTTCTTCGATGAGTGATTCGTAGATCTCACGAGATTTTGCCACTACATACTCGTGGAATAGTTCTTCTGCTTTGTCTTGTTCGTCGTTGACCAGATGCTCAAGCATCTGTTCTAGTGTCTTGTCTGCCATGGTGTATTCTCCTTATTGATAGGCTGTTTTTTATTTAATAAAACTATAATATTTCGGGGTTAAATGGTAGTTTTTTGATCAGTTTGATCATGATATATAAAAGTCGATGAAAATTCCTGGAAGAAATCATCGAAAGTCATATGCTTGAGATTGACCAATGTTGGTCCTAATTTATCCGGAATAAATGCTCCGGGTTCTATCACTCTGTGATATCTAGTGTGTTTGAATTCTTTTATGGTCTTTTCGGTCTGTCCTAACCAATTGCCAAAATAGGTAGCAGAATCTGAGGATTTTTTATAGTTGTAGGTGTCTGCATACACATTATTGAACTTTCCGTTTAAGCCTTGATAATCAAATCCAATGATGTATATTTTTTTGTGTCCGTTCTGAGAAGCGAACCATAATGCTGTAGGTCCTGAGCTCCAACCTTTGTGAGGACTGAAAAAGTTGATTCCAGTTTTAGTGCTGATACCTTTGTTGGGATTGGTCCAAACTTCGTGTGTTTTGTGATATCCTGCAGCGATTATCTCATTGACCATCTTGACATCAACAGCTACGAGATAATGAGGATCAAACTCTCTGTATTGTGCATTGCAACCGTAGACAGTACCTAACTGTTTTAGTTTGTTCGCGTCTACTTTTAGTCTGCTGGTTCCGTTGCCTAATACGAAGGCTATGTCGTTATGCTGGGGCTTCTGCTTCAACTGGGGTTCCATACATTTGTCTTATAAATCCCAGCTCAGATTGCTTTTCTGCTTCGTGTGCTTCGCTCTGCATGCGCAGCTGATTGATCTGGCGAAGGGTCAGTTTGACTTTCCTAGTGTCAGACCTTTTCAACACAGAACTGTCTTTCTTATTGTCGTATCTACGATCAACCGAAAAGTCGTTGCTGTTGTCGTCAAAGTATATGAATTCTCTTAGAAGCATATTGTATTTATTACTGAGCTGGTGGTTCTGCTGCCGGCGCTGCTGCTCCTGCTTCTGCGGCTGCGGCCATATCTGCAGGTGCTTCAGCAGTTTGATCTCCCATATCTGCTGCGAGACCTCCACCAGTAATTCCTGCAGATCTCATTTCTCCTGCAGCATCAGCTGGCGGTTGTAAGTTCGCTCCGTTCTCTTCTCTCCACAGTCTTTCGTTTTCTTTGATCTCTTCTTCGCTCATTCCTAAGAAACGCTTCATGGCGAAACGTTTGCTGAGATGCGGTACCTGCATGACTTGGCTAAAGGTAGCTACCCTAGAAGTATCTAGTTCTGCTTGCCTGTACGCGGCGAAATTCTGTGGAGGATTGAATTTCAGTTCGAAAAGG